GGAAAAGCCTGGGCAGGTTGGCCCATTAATAAACCAGCATTTTCTAAACCTGCGTCCTGTGGTTTCGGTGTATTATCTGGCGGTGGTTGTAACAAAGCATCAACATTGTCTACACCAAGAGCTGCATACATTCTTCTGTAAGCCTCATAAATTCCTAAAGGACCATGTATTTCTGGATTTGATTGAACCATTTGTAAAAGTTCTTGAGCTAAAGTAACTCTTTGGCTTTGTGAAAAAATATTAGGATCTGATATAGGTACTATGTCAACTCTATCGTCAAAATCTTGTTGTTTTATTTCACCTGGTCCCGAACCTACTTGGTAGTTATAAACAGGAGGCAAATACTCACTAAATACTTTTGCTAATAAACCAAACTCAATTTTTTGTGCGTAATGTAGTCTTTTGTGAATAGCACTCATAACTTTGGTGCCACGTTCTAACAAAGCTACAGTCGTACCTACTGGCATAGCTTGATTCATGTCGCCGACATTCATGTCCGCTATAGCAGCAAAACGCTTACCAGAGTCAACTAAAATACCAAGAAGCTGCATTAGAACATTACTTGGCTCTTTTATTGGTAGCGGTATTAAATTTTCTCTTAGAGATCCACCTGTGGTGTCAATATCTCTAAATTCACCTGGTTGTAATGGCTCGTCCTCGTCTCGAATCCTCATTCCTCTGGCTTTAAAACCAGCAGGTAAATTAGCTAGCGTTCCAGCATCAATCAGCTGTCTTAAAATAGATGTAGAGGCTTTTGAAAGTCCTCCGATCATGTGTGATAAACCTAAACCATAAAAACCAAGTCCAGGTAAAAACTTATACTGTACAAAATAATTAATTTTATTTTTAAATGGATCTGTTTCTACATAGTTTCTTCTTATAGATAAAACTTGTTCTGAGTCTTCTTCAATAGTTACTATGTAAGGTAATTTAAGGCCAGTTGAAACACCATCTTGGCCAATATCCTCAAAGCCTTCTATGTCTAAAACAGTGTGTACTTCGTAAACAGTTCTATTTCTATTTTCTTTATAAGAGGGTGATATTCCTTGTATTTCATCAATTGCTTCGTCTATATCGCTCATATCTTCTGATATGCCGCCAGATCCTATATCGACATTTGCATAAAAACCAGATACTTGCTGTTTTTTAATTTCATTCGCAGACATAGTTATAGAATGTGTAATTCTTTCGGCTGAACTCATGTCAGCTGCTTCATAAGGAACAATAAGATCTTCTGGAGCTATAAATTTAGATACAGCTCTATTTAAAACTAAATCAAAATAGACTTTCTTAAAACAAGATCCAGCTAGTGGAAGGTAAAAAAGCATTTGATCAAGTTCTGGATCATACTCATCCATTTTATTCATTATGTAATAATTCATAAACTCTTGGACACGTTCAGCTTGGTTTTCAGTCTCAATAGTACGAGCGCCAACGATTTCTGTTTTTACTGGTCCTTTTGCTGGCAACATTTCTTTATATGCTTGTGCCTGGAACTGAGTTACAGCTTCTGCCAAAATTGGATGCACTACACCAGAGGATCCCTCAAAAGGTTGTGATCTTGTTTCATCAAACTTCATACCTAAGTATTTGAGTCCATCTGTGTATGTTTTTTCCCATTCAGATCTTGATTGTTTATCGCCTCTAATTGAGCTAAGTAAATCGCTTGCTATTTTTTCAAGTGTGATTTCATCTATAAAGTCTACTAAATTAGCATCAAAACTCATTTGTGGTGCCAACTCTTGTTGTATTTCTTGGTCTAAAAGTATTTCTTCATCATCAACCAAAATTTGTGCTGCTGCTGCAATTTGTTCGTCTCTTGTAGTATCTGGTACGATTTCTACAGAAGATCCTTGGACTTTTATATCTGGATCTTCGTTTGTTCCTAATTTATCTATAGCCATAATTAATGTAACACCTTGTTTCGTGGATCTGCTTTCAGCTCCACTTCTGTTCCTATAATAGCCTCTAATTCGCCATCAATCAAAAGGCCGTGGTATTCTGCTATGATTTTAGCTTGTGTAAAATCTTTTGCATGTATTAGTGGTCCAGAATATTCAACACCATCCCACTCAAAAGTTGTTGCGTATGTCTTAATAATAAACCGTCCTGTTCTTTTTTAGTAACTTAATTTCATCCTGGTAGTCTTCTTGTAATGATATAAAACCACCTTGACGGAAACGCATTAAAGCCATTGTAGCACTATCGCAAAAGTCGTCATAATCACCGAACGGAAATGATGCCATTTCTTCAATAACCTCTTCTGCAAAATCATCTTCTGGTGCCCATACCATTCCAGACTCAAATATAGGTGCAACACTATTCATCCTGGCTACCTTATCCTGTCCTCTGCTCGGTGAGTATGAAGTAACAGGTATACCCATACGTCTGAGTTCATGTGTAAGCGGTGTACCAGAAGCCTTAGCTTCAATTAAAACACAATCTGGTTCCCAGTATCTGTATTCTTCTAGAGCAAGTTTTTTAAGCTCTGGAAAGTCAAACCTTACTCTTTTTGCATCTAAAAGTATGATTTCATCGTTCTGTTCGTCACCTCTATTAAAAATTGCCCAGGTTGTTATAGCTGAATAGTCGGCTGTTTCTTTTTTAGAAAAAGCTGTGTCATAACTTTGTATTACATAAGAATACGATGGCACATCTGCATCTTCCCATCTATTCCACCATTCTCTTTTGACTATAGATCCTTCCTCAGCTGTTGGATTTTGCATCCACTGACTGTTCCATTTAGATATAGGTAAAGATGCTTTAACACCCAGCAGTTCTTCTTTTTTCCAAAACTCTGGCCATAAAGGTTTTTGAGAATCTGGCAATATTGCAGGAAACTCAACGACTTCCCACTGATCAGCATTTTCATCGCCTTGTTTGTTTAATACTTTACCAACCAGATCTTTTGTGCTCCATCTAGTCATTACTATCACAATAATTCCACCAGGCTGTAAACGCTGTCTTGGACCAGATGTGTACCACTCGTAAGCTGATTCTAATGCTTTCGGGGATAGCGCATCTTGTTCTGAATGTGGATCATCAATAATCAATAGATCCGCACCACGACCTGTAATAGCACCACCAACACCAGCTGCAAAGAACTCACCTTCTTGGTTACTTGTCCAACGGCCAGCTGATTTGTTATCTGCTTGTAGTTGGAGATCTGGAAAAACATGTTGATAATCTTCGCTGTCTATTATGTTTCTTACTTTACGGCCGAACCTAACAGCTAGTTCAGCTGTATGAGTTGTTTGTATAATTTTTAAATTGCCACGTCTGCCCATCATCCAGGCAGGGAAAAAAGTTGATGCAAACTCAGACTTAGAGTGTCTAGGCGGTAGGCAAACTATTAATCTTTTAAGTTTGTTATCGGCAATTTTATTGAATTTTTCAGCAATAATTTTATGATGGGATCCTTCAATAAAGTCGGGCCACATGTGTTTTATGAAAGTTATAAAGTCTTTTTGACAACCATCTTGTTTTTCTAATTGATCATATCTATGCAATAAGGCAACAGCCTCAGCCTTATCTTGCTCAGATAAAATATCAAAATCTTTAAAAGATACTTCACTCATAAACGAGCTGAGAAACAAGGTAGCGACGATATTTTATGCAACTCAGCTCTAAGCGTATTAGGCCTAGGTGTAGTATTACATATCGCTATACTTCGTGCCATTCCTTACCCTCGAATAGTAAGGCTTCCGCATCCCTTCTTCTAATAAGTCCCTGGAGTGTCTTTCCGCCAGCCTTATTCCAGCGTTTAATTTGTGCTGGAACTTCGTCATATTTTTCTTCGTTTAAAACACGAAGCATGGTTGAACTACTTAAATTTGATGGCCCTAAATTAAAAGTCCAAGAAACCAAAGCATCGTATTGATTTTGTTCTAGGGGAACTTTTACTGCTCTGGTGACAGCTTCTTCAAACTTAGCCACGTCTTCCATTAACAATTCGTCAGCTTCTTCTTGGGTAATCTCCATATCCATAGATACACCATGAGTAGATCCATACCCGATTGTAGGAACGCCCGCAGCGCAGTGATATGCTTTTAATTCGCATCCTTCAAACTTTTTAATTAACGATAAACCTTCTTTTGATATTTTCATATTAATAGTCTCCCCAAACTTTAGTTTTTTTTCCGCCATAATATTCGACCGCATGGCCTTCTTTAATAAGTATTTTACAAATATCTTTACCATTTTCATCATAAGGGATTCCTAATATTCTGCCGTATTTTCCTTTGCCAAGTGATTTTATTTTAAATTTTCCAACGCATAGTTCTTTTAATCTTGCTTTTGCAGCAAGACCTAGTTTTTTTTCTGCAAGATCCCTAGTACGAGATTCTGGAGTATCTATGCCATGCAAACGAACACGTTGTTTATGTAGCTTTACATCAAATCCAAGATCGAGACAGCAATCAAAAGTATCACCATCCACTATACGTTCTAACGTAGCGTTATATACAAAGGCATCTGGTGCTTTACTCATTTTCTTTTTCCTGTTTTGTTGTTACTTTTCTATAATACACGACAACCTCTTTTAGTTCATTTATGTATCTTTTTAATTCTTGCATGTTGTAGGCCATAAGTTCGTAATCTGGCACAGACATTGCAAAAAAAACGACCTGGCCTTGGTCTTTTTCTATTTGCAACAAAAATTCATCTAAGTTTTGTGCAGACACTACATACCAATAAGGTTCTTTTAGATCTATTTCTCTTGGTAGTATTGGTTGAACAATTGTACGTTCAACAGGCTTTGATATTATTTCAACTTTTTTAGTTGGAATTAGACTGCAACTGCAAGCCATCATCAAGATTGTCAATACTGCGACTGTCTTGTTCAATGCCATCAAATACCTCCTTAGTGGCTTTATTAACTCTTGGTTCTATTAACCCTGGCTTCGCAGCAGCTAATTTTGTAAGGTTATGTCTTTTGAAAATATCTAAATATCTATTCATTTCATTTTGAATTACTTGCGTTTTAGATTGTAGATCTATTAATCCTTGTGTTTGTAATGCAAAATCATTTTGCAAAGATTCTATTGCTTGTTTTTGTTCAACGTCTCGTAATTCATACGCTTGGTTGATACTTACAAGATTTTTATTCTGCGTGTAGAGAAAACCACTAACTAAAATAAGAACCCCTATTACACCAAATAATACTTTACTCATTTATACCGTCCATATCTTAAGTTCGTCTTTTTTACCTTTTACTTTAATAGGTTTTAGAGACTTTAACACAAGTTTGCAATTTTTTGCAGTTTCTTGCCCAATTAAAATATCTAC